TTATATCTTCTCTACTATAATCTGTATTACTCCAACACATAATGTTTGTTTTAGTTTTATCTTAAATAAACCATTGTGTATCTGTTAATTCAGACCGCAACCTTTTCGGATGGCAAATAGTTCTAGGAGTTCTACTGAAACTCATATTTAAGAAAAATTTATTATAGTCAGGACAGGACTCGAACCTGTATGGTCATATCTCTTACCTTTGTTTTCCTCGCTAGAGGAATGATGAACGAATCGAGTTCCGCATCACATAGCGTCTACCATTCCGCCACCTGACTAATGACTATTACTTCTTATTAAAGAAATCATAGAAAACATGGTATATCATTAAAAATACCACTGTTATTAATACAGTAATCATAATTCCTAATAGAATATCTGTCGATGTTTTTGTACATGCATATGCTGTAAAAGCAATAACTATAAATGTTATAATAGTTGCTATAATAGCTTTTAATTTGTTTTTCATAATGTTTAATTTTAAAATTTTAATTTATAATAATCTACTAACTAGCTAAATAATTTACCCAATCTTCTTTTGTTTTTGGTGCTTTATGATCAAACTTTTCAAGAATAGACCATGATGCATCAGGATAATATCTAATAGTAATAGAACTTGTGTTACTAAATGTAATTATTAACGTATCTACTGAATAACCTTTACCTCTGTTGCTAGGATAAATCCACTTTTCTTTTTCTTGAATAGTACAATCACTATCTATTGTTTTGAAATATTGTACTAAAGTATTTTTTGCAATATTTAATTTATCATTAATTCTTGCTTGAGATTCTTCATAAGCAATTCTTTCTTTAATTTTAGTAACGATTGTTTTTGGAGTATATGCTTGGTATCTAGAACTTAATATACTAGGTAATTGAGCTTTTAAATCATTTGTACAATCATATATAGTTCCCCATTCGCCTAATTTAATATAATTAGTTTTAAACTCTACTGGACTTATTCTATCTTTTTCTTCTAATTGATCGTTATAATAACTAGATGGCATTATTTTATTTGTTCTTTCTATAAGAGAAACATACAAACCAACTTTTAAATCAACTAATGAATTATATAATTTAACTATGTTCTTATTTTTTAATTTCTCAGCTTCAATTCTTTTATTTAAATCATTTTGAACATATTGAATATTTTTATCGTATTTGATTTTACGTTCAACCTCTAACTTTTCTTGTGCTAAAGCATCTTCTTTACGCTTTAACTCAATCATTTCTAATTCTGCCGGTGTTAATACTAATTCTGTTGTCATAACTTTTATTTTTTATTTAATTAAATACTGTTTAATTTAATCTCACCATCTATAATAGTAAGATACTCTGAATGTACGTTGTTAAAGGTATCTACAAAATAATATCTACCACCTGTAGATTTTCCTTCATAATCAATATGTTTCATATGTGTATGACCTACAATTTGTATGTACTTCTTTTTTAATTCATGTTCTCTATTTGCCTTAATTAAGGCTACTGGTCTAATCCAAATAGGAGTTTGTCCAATATGATCTCCATAACCACTACGATCATATGGACTAAAATCAAAAGCTAATGGTTTATATTTGAATAGTTCATTTAATTCTGAATCTACATTATTTATATTCCATCCATCTTTTCCAAATACTTCATCCATAAATCGATTACTTACTCCAGCATGTGAGAATAAAAATTTATCCATTCTATATGCTATTTGTAAATGATCTCTATTATCATTAATTACATGAACAATATTTGGTGCTAATCCACTTTGATAACCTGAGGTTCCTGTATATCCAATTTCTGGAAAATAATGATAGTCGTGGTTTCCTATAAGTAATATAACCTCAGTCTTATGTTGATTATCTGTACCTTCATTAGTAAATGAGGTTTCTTTAAATTCAATAATTTGTTTAAAATTATGAATCTGATCTAAACCCGGAATATCATATGAATCAAAATAATCTCCTAAAAAGATAACTCGATCAGCATTTTCTTTTTGTACAATATGCTGCCATATACTTCTTCCATGAATATCCGGTAGAATAAGTGTTTTGTGCATAACTAATTAATTTAAATGTAAATATATTCTATTATTTCTAGAATAAAAAATCTATTTCCAAAGTAATTGAATAGCTAATATAGAAAATCCAAGTGATAAACACACAATTGTTTTTAATGTTATTGGTTCTTTAAATATTAACCAACCTAATAAAGCAAATATAATAACACCTAGTGAAAATCCAATCATTCTAGATTCCCAAATTGACCCATTAAATGCAGCAATAAAATTTTCTACTGACTTTATAAAAAGCCAACTAATTGGTACAGAAGCTAATACTATTAATACAGGATATTTTTGATTTAATCCAAATTTAATTGATGCTTGTAATTGTAGAAATGAAAATATCTGGCCAATTATACCATATATCACTCCTATTAATATGTGTTGTTTCATATAATTGAAATTAAAAAGCCTGGCGAATTCCAGGCTTTATTTTTATTTATTTGGATCTAAGTATAGTCCTGTCGACATATTCCCTCCTTGCTCTTCTATACCATTTTTATTTACTAATTCGTATATACTTTTTTTAATTTCTTTAATAGATTTAATATACTGCTCTAATTGCTTTTTATCGTCAGGACTTAATTTAGATATTCTCTCTTTTAATGATAATTCACCAATTACAGGGATAGTATCTTCACTTGTGATAGAATCTGATTCCATTAAAGAATTAATTAACTTTGTGTATTCGATTGGACTTAAATAGTTCATTTGATTTTTATTAATAAATATTAGACATTCTAACAATTTCTTTTGCAACTTCTGGATCTTTAATTATATGAACTTCAAAATCACTTTTAGATCCTGCTGCTACTATTCCAGTATATCTCTCTTGTGTAGAGTGCTTAACACAAGTAGTTGAATATCCTAACTTAACTCTTAATGGATGAATTTGTTCTTTACAAACTTTACAAAATTTTTCTACACTTGCCATAACTATTTATTTTTTAAGTTTTTAATTTCTTCAGATGTTGCAGACTTATATAGTAATATTAAAAATATTACATATATTCCAAATAAAATAAATCCAATATATTTCATATACTTTTATATTAATCTTCAATAACTTCTTCTACTTCTTCTTCAGTATCTTCTACAAATTCAGCAGCTAATTCTTTTTCAATAGCTTTTAACTTTGCCTTACTGATTTTACCATACCACTTTCTAGTATACTTATCAATACTCATCTCCATATTTTCTACAGCCATTAAATCAACTGCCATATTGTAAGGCTCTACAGAATATGTTTTACTTTTACCTGTAGTAGAATCATTCCATTCTATAGTTGCAATACACATAGGATTATTTTTACTATGAATTTCACAAGCTTTAATTGGATCTTTAGGAGTAATTGTTTTTACTAATTTCTTTTTAGTGAACCACTCTACTAAAGTTAATTTACAATTTACTAACATAGACTTTATTTTTTATTTTGTTTAATTAATGTAATATGTTTACAATTATTATTGCGGCTAAAATTAAATGCTGGGCATGAACAACTCCATATACCAGAACTATTTACTACTGTATATTCATTATTTCTACTACCTGGGACTTTATATGTTTCTGTTTGTTGGATTATTTTCTTCTCTTCTTTTGGTTTAGAATATTTAGTTTCTCTAATCCACATAGATTCTAATTCTTTCCAAGAATATTGTCGATCAACTTTATTCCAAATGCCATTAGCAATAATATACCATGTATCTGATATTGCTGATTGAAAACATATAGGAGGTAAAAAAGATTTATATTCCATAAAAATATTTTAATTAAAATTATAACTAGCTTGTTCCCACTTACCGTTAACTAAAGTTTCTACTACGTAATCACCATTCCATTTTCTATTTTCATTACTGGTTAACCAAACTTTATGAGTATCAGTTTTAATTTTTAATTCATCTCCATCCCAAGCTTGTTCTATAGTTTTAAAACTATTTAATTCTCTTTTAGTATATTCGTGTAACATATTAATTTATTTATTATTTTGAATAATAGTCAGAATCATCATATTCTCTTTCAATATAAACAATTTTAATTACCTTCTCTAATACTTTTTCTTTAACAATACCAATTTCTCTATCTTCAATACAAACTTTTCCCACACCATATTCAGCACTCAAATCAATCGACTCATATTTTTTACATGCATCAGCATAACTATAAAAAGGTCCATAAGTAGTACTTTCTTCATTTTCAAAATTAGGTAGATTTTCATCAAATCCTGATTCTTCACAGATAATATTAGAAGACTCTGTTACAAACCATATATTTGGCGATTGTCCATCACCAATAATTTCTGATGCTAATAATTTAACTGCACTATTAAAATTTTTAAGAGGATCATATCCTTTTGCAGTTGGTGTTTCAACATTATCTTTAATTGTATTTTTACACTTTTCCATATATTCTGACAATCTATTTTTAATTTCCTGTCTAGTTAATCCTTTATAAAGATTATCAAATTCACCATTAGATTTATATCCAAAATCTTGATAATTAAATATAATAGTATTAACATGGCCACTATCTAACCATAATGGTATTAACACATCTACTTTCCACAATCCACGTTTAATATTAGAAATAAACCCTAATCTTTTTAAATATGTTTTGTATGTATGAGTTCTATAAAATTGATTATTACTAATTGATTTCCATCTAGTAATAGTCTCAATTCCATTCATTGCTGCACATAATTCTTTTGTAGTAAATGTATTACCAACGCCTCTAGAATTAATAAAGTTTTTTAATGATTGAAATAAATTTGGTTTTGTATTCATAACTGGTGAGTTTTTTGTGTTTTTTATTCTTAAATTAGCTAATAAAATATTAATTTCTTTTTGTGCAATACGAGATATTCCATGTGATTCACTACCAATATGCCATGTTATAATTTCATCTTTTGGTATATGCCTATATTCTTTCCAATCATAAACAGTAAATACACTATCTAAATGATTATCTAACTCAAGAGTCCATTCATATTGAACTTTATCCTTAATATCTAAAATAGTCTCATTAGCATAGTTTGTCTGAAATATAGTATCTAATTCAGATAATGTAGCTGATACTGTATAAGAGTAAAATGAAGTACCTGTAGCACATTTGTTTGTTTTTATTATCATAACTTTTATTTTTATAGTTTAGTAAATAATAGAATCTCTCATATTAAAATCGTCTTCTTCAAATTGAATAATTAGTTTGTTAATTTCTTCATCAGAACATATAACATTTTCTAAATATATAGAATTATCTATATTAAATAAATCATTCATACTTTAATTAATTTGATTATTGAAAGGTAAATATACAACAAATATTTCAAATAAAAAAATTATTTATAAAAATTGTTGATAGAGAATCAATTAGTTATATATATATTTTATTTATATATCTAAACTATTGAGTACTAATAAGATATATAAGAAAATGTTTTATTGATTATCAATGAGTTATATATATTTGTTTTTATAATATATAACTAATTAAGTACTAATCTCCTATATATTTATTGATTAAGGTGTCGATTATTTGATGATCTGATTTGTCTAGTATTTTCTTATTCTGTATAGATTTGACATAGTCTATATGCTTCTGGACCACCTCTACGCGCATTCTGAACTGTGTATGGATATTACTATTTTGAACTGCGAATTTATATTCTTTAGTAAGAACTTCTTTTAAATGTATTACTTTATTTTTATATACATCATCTTCAAGTTTAACTTTTTCTTTATTATCAAAATGAGCTTTTGCATCAGCGGCTTTTATTAACGCATTTCCCATTTTAGTCAAAGTAAACTTTTTATAATCCATCTAATCTTTATTTGAACTATTATTTACTAAGTATTTAAAGATTGTTTTTTGTAGATCTGTTAGTGCTTGAGTATTTTCTCTTATTAGATCTGCTAGTCTATCTCTTTCTTCAACTAGAAGCATCATCATCTCATCTTGAAGTTTGTCTATTTTCTTCTCTAGATCGTCATTTTTTTTAACGATCCTTTGGTATTGCATATATGCAAAATATCCTAATAAAAATGCTAATATACCAAGTACTCCATATTGAAGTGTGTAATTTTGAATGTTTGATACTGAAGTTGCCTCCATTTTTGATTATTGTTTTTAATTTAGTAAACTAGCTCGTCTAAATAATATAGACTCCCAATCTTTTGCCCAACTCATTAAATCGCTATAACTATTTTTAACAATACCTTTTTCAATTAACTCTATCATAATCGTCACCCAAACTTCTCTTGGAACTATATGTAACTCTTTATGTTGTTCATTAGGTATAAACTGATCGGCTATTTCATCTAAGATTTCATAGTCTAACATAACAATAAATATTTAAGATATTAATTAAATTATAATATTAAAGACTTCTTTTAAGCATTTTTTTGAGTCTCTTTCTGCAATTTCATAAGCTTCTATTTCCATAGGATTTTCAGCATCAGATAAAGTTTTTGATAGTATTTGATACTTACTCATGTTTTGTTTATAGTGTGTATATTCATGAATAATACTATTAGCTAATTCATATAGAGAATCATTATCTGATCTACTAATAAAAATAATTCCATCTATTTCATCATAGTATGCAACACATCCTTCAGTATAATAATCATGTTTTTTATATTCTATTTCTGGAAATATCTTATTATATTTAGATAAACCATAATTATTTAAACACCAATCTAATATTTTATTTGCGTGTCTTTTATTTGGTTTAATCATACTATATATTTTCTTCTATGTAAATCTTTTCTAAATGTTTTGGTGTTTTAGTATACTTTATTCTAAAATTAGATGGCATAGCATTTACTAAACGTTTATTACCATATGGACTATTATTTGGTCTAGTCCATCTTCTAGTAGATAACATATGATTATAAAAAAGAATATAACTATTTGCTTTCTTAATATACTGATCTATATTAACTTTTAATCCAAACTTCTTAATTAGTTTAACAGTTCTTTTTTCATTATCTAATTCTAGATCTCTACAAAGTCCTGCATGATATTGTATATTAGAAACATCTTCTCCATTTAACCAATTATCTACTATATTCATAGATTCCATAGCAGGATCCCATAATTTAAACTTTTCTACCCATTGAGTAAGATGGCAAAATTCATGAGCTAATATTTCAATCCAGTCTTTTCTATTCATAGAACATACTAATACTGGTCGAACATCATCTGATTCAAAATAACCTGAACATTTAATAGATCCAGATAGTTTAACGTATTTAGTTTTTCTTAAATCACATTTAACATTATATTTTTTACACTCAGACTTAACATAATTTACAAACTCTAATTCTTTTTTAGTCATATATTTTTTTATATTTATGAAAACATTACTTTTAAAAATCTAATACACAAATTTCTTAATGTATAAGAAGATTCCATACCTTTTGGCTTAAAGAAATTAAAAAAGTCATATTGACGATTTGCTATTGATCCTCTTATTAGCATACTATTATCCCTTTGGCATCTAGATCCTACATTATGCATTTTACACCACTCATCTAAACTAGGTTGTGAGTTTGGAATATAACTACTCTTTAACTTGATATTACTATTATTCATAACTTGGTTTTTATTTAATTAAATTAATTATGTTTTCTAAAGTAGAGAATGAAATTGTTTGACATCCTATGCTAATTGTTTCTTTTATATAATTTACTCTACACTTATATTTTACATTAGGAATTTTTATATCATCTAAAATATAGGTCTTATTATAATCAATATATTTTTTTGCCTCTTCAATTATAACTGGCCACATTGTGTCTAAATTATAAATTGGAGAATTTATTTTAAGAAATTCTTCATTATCACTAGAAAAATTAGTAAAGGCAAAAGCAGCTTTTCCATGTGATAAATTAAAATTATCTGAAATTATTAAGCCATCATGGGATTGACTATTTTCTTTAGAAAAGACTGTAAAAGATTCTTTTGATTCAAAACCCAAATCTATTAATTCAGAAGCAAATGCATTATATAAATGCCAAGACTTAGATTTAGATTTTATTCGTATATTTTTAGGTTTATTAACAGTTTTTATATTAGATGGTCTACAATTATTAATTGTACAATATAAATGTTTAATATCTTCATGAAGAATTGGAGAATCCACAAAACTATTTAAATTATTATTAAAAATATGAATATGATTTTTATCAATTTCAAGACTATATTCTTTTGATAATTTTATTTTTTTTAAAGGAGCTTTCTTTTCCCATAATAATACTCTACCCTTTATTGATATAGATGCAGAATTTGAATTATCTTTATATCCATAAACTCTAATAATATTAGCTGATGGAGAAGTCTTATACTCTAGTGTATCTTCATCAATCATATTTAATGGAAACCATGTTCTGGAAATACTTTCTCCATTTCCAGCAATTACATCTCCATTTGGAGTATTTAGTAATACTAAACCTAATTCACCTTCTACTGTTTCTACTAACATTCCTGATTTTAATTCTGATTTTTTCATAACTATTTATTTTTTTGTTTTTTTATATTAGATAATGCGATAGATGCTTTTGATCCTTTTGGTTGAATTCCATGTATTAATAAAGCAAAACTATTATTTTGACTATATGCTAATGAATCATCTGTATCAATTAATAAATTTAATTCTTTAGCTTCTTCTTTAGAGTAAACTACTTGTGCATATTTTAAATTATTTGTTTGTACTAAATCATCATGCTTACCTCCAATACTAGCAGTTAATTTAAAATTTGTAGTATTATTAATAGAAGTAAGTCTATTTATCCAGTATGGTATACTTTTTGTATAGGCATAAAATAATACATTAGGATTATTTGCCGCTACTTTTAACCATGCATCAAAATAATTTTGATTAAAAAAATCACCTGATACATGTATACGTATAATTGTTGCTTTACTAGGAATTGATTTTTGTATTAAATCAACCATTGAATCTATATTATTCATTAGTGGTTTTAATAGATCAAAGTTATACCACCTTGCTTTTCTTACTGTTGGATATGTAGCTTCTGCCATTGCGGCAAAACATCTAAACTCAGTAAATTCTCCATCAGTTAATTTTCCAGTTTCTGGATTTGTCTTTGATAAACAATTGTGTGCAAATGGGCATGCCCAACCTGCAGGTAAAGAAAACGTAAATATTTTATTATTTAGTTTTTTATTACCGTTTTGAAATTTTAATAACATAATAAATATTTTTTATATTATAAATAAAATATATACTAGGATATTTACATAAACTAATATAAAGTAAATGTACAACAATTATTTCAAATAAAAAAATATTTTGGAAAAATTCTCGATTGATAATCAATCAGTTATGCAAGTAGTTGATAATCAATCAGTTAGCGCAGTTGATTATCATGGTGTTATATATATAAATTAAAAAAATATATAACTAATTGATAAATATAATTTATATAATATCTATAAATTCAGATCCATCATCCGGATCATTGTAGTCAACAATATTATCTTTAAAGTGTACATCTCCTGTACCTCCTAGACCTAGATTTTTTAAATGCTCATAATAAAAATCATCTAATTGATATACTTCTTGTATATCATCTTTTATTTGAGGTGCATCTATTTCTGTACCTTCTATAGCTTGTAAAGATCTATTTGTAAAAGGATTACCAATATATAAGAAATGGCAATTATAGCATAACCACTGTAAATTCTCTATTCTCCAATCAGATTTTTTACCATTCTTAAAATTAATTAATAATGGAGCTTTCATATCTGTTAATCTCTTTTCAGAATAATTACATGCTGAACATTGATAGCCAAGTCTACCATCAGTCATTAATAGTTCTTTTAACTTAACTATTCTTTTAGGATTGATAGGTTGATTCTCGACTAGCATTTCATCTAAAGTCTTTTTCCAAGCACCACCATTCCAACTTTTAGGTATGCCTCTACCAAATTGATTTTTATGGAGTTCAAATAATGTTTTACCAGTTTCAGAATCAATATAACCTTTTGAATATTTTTTATATGTAGTATCTGTAATACCTAACCATCTCGCAGCTTCTTTATTACTACGAGTATTTGCCATAGCTTCTCTAATTCTATCTTCCGATAATTGAAGTCCTCTATGCCACCAATGATCTGGACGGACTCCTCTTTGCATCTTTTCTTTTGTAAACTTATGACTCATTTAACTTAGGATTTATTTGGCATAATACATTCCATAATTCATATGGATTATTTATTATGATTTCTTCTCCATTATCAAATATTAATGGATTGATTGATGTATCAATATTAACTCTATCATAAAGATAAAATGCAATTATATCAGCACACTCTTTACCAAAATTCATAAAGATTAATTGATCTATAACAGTATAAAACTTTTCATCATAATTAGAAAAATCTAAACTTAGATCTGCATATAGAATATTTTGCCTTACATTCAGGCCATCTATACTATTAATTATAGTAAAGAATAATTCTCTTTTTTTATCGGACGTAGATTTTTTCTTTCTTCTAACAGTTACATTAGTATTTAATATATCTTCAACACCTAAACGGATAGATTTATACATGTTGTCTATCATTATCATTTTTCTTTCTTATAACTTTTTTTTCTTTTGTTTTTTGATTTATATCAGTAATTAAATTTTTAATGTTTGTACACATTTCAAAATCTTCATCTTCTATATACCAAATTAAACATGTATCTAATGCATTAATCCAGTGATTTTTATGTATATCTATAAAATAACTAGAGTCATTTATTTCAAATACTCTAGCATATACTTTATTATTTTTTAAAGCGTACTGAATTGATGGAACTACTAAGTTCTTTAATAGATCTTTTAATACTTCAGAACTTGATACTTGTGCCGGTGTTAATTCTTCTGGATTGTCGAATAGGGCTTTTACGTTTTGCATAACTTTTTTACTATTATTAAGAACCTCCTTTCAATGCTTTAATTAATAACATTGAGATTGAGTTTAAAGGAACTATAAAACCAATAACATTTTTATATGGATTTCTATCATCATAGTCAACCATAATTCCAGATGTAGCAAATCTTTTTTGAAGTGCAACACTAATTTCATTAGTAAGAGCTTGTTTATCTCTAGGATCTTCAAATTCTTGATCTAGTATAAATTGCATCTTTACTCCTTTTTTTGTAGGATTTGAATTAACGTCAAATCTAAGACCTAATTTTTTTCCTGCTATTGTAATATTAAATTGTGGGTTTATTGCTTCCATAATAAGTTAGTTATTTATTTTAATTATAAATATGTTTTATTTTAATAATTTAGAATTATTTATAGGATTATGTTTAGCATATTGACCCCATTTATATTTAAAATATTCATGGCAATAATATTCTTTTTCTTGAGATTCTTTTAATCTATCATTACTTTTAGTACCAATAGATACGAAATGATAAAAATGGCATTTATAAGTTCTAATCATTTTCATACCAATCATTTCACACTTCATAAAAAATTCCCAATCTGCAACCCAACCCCCAGAGTAATTCTCATCCCAACCTCCTACTTTTAAATAATCATATTTATTAATTAAAAATGGTAATGTAGATCCGGAATGTTCTATTTTATCTTCTAAAATACTAATTTCATAATTTCTAAAAAAATCTAAATTAAAAGTATTAGGATCTCTTCCTAAATTAGCAATATGAAATTGTTTAAACATACTAGGAATTGGCTCTATTTGATTTGGTGTTAATACTGAATTTTCTGAATACGCATTTTCTAAGTTGATATCCCAATTGCTAGGAAATACATTATCATCATTAACTACTAAAACTAAATCATTACTAGCATTAAATACTCCTATGTTAGTAGCTCTACATAAACCATAATTTTCTGATAATTCTATTATTTTAATTTTATTATTATATTTTAGTAATACATCTTTATTTATATCATAAAATCCATCGACAATAACTATAATTTCATTAGTATTAACTTGCCCTTCTAATGCAGACTTAATACACAAGTCTAATACATCAGGTTCTTTATATGTAGGTATAATTACTGATATCATAAATTAGACCAATTTATTAATGGTGATAACCAATTTGATTCTCCATGAGTAGAATATCCAGGTATAGGAGTTATGAGACTTCTACCTTTATCTCTTAAAGATAAAAACATCTCAAAATCTCTAGGATAACTATCTTTTGTATATTCTCTTAAAACTATTTCATCTTCTTTTAATGTTTTTACTTTTGCTGCAAAAGTCATAGTTGTAGAATTAGTTAATTTCCAATGACTAGATTTAGATAATAAAACTCTAGTAATTTCTCCACCAGATTCTACATATGGATTTGCCCCATTTACATATTTATCTGGATGATCATATAATGATATATAATCTGCTCCTAATTCAAATCCTTCTAATATAATTAAATCTGATTTTTCTTTATGCAAATAGTCATTTTCTACAAAATAAATAACTTCTTTATCATCTAATTTTAAAGCCATATTTAAAGCTATATTAAATGTACCAGCTCCATGACCTATAGATACTTCATTTATATTTTTAGAATCAATATATTTTTTAATCATATTAATAGTATCAATACTACAATTATCTGCTATAATATCAATATTTTGATTTCCAAAAACATATATAAAATTTTTTAAACAATTTTCATTATTTATAAAATTAGGTTTTACTTTATTATACCCAGCATCTGATATTCTATATATTATTCTCATAATAATTAATTATATTTATAAAAATTTTTTTTGTTTCTATATTTTGATTTTCTTCTTTTTTTATTAAATACTTACGTAATTTATGCCTAGTTTTTTTTGCATATTCAATACCACTAATACCATATGCAATTCCATATTTAAATGCTGGATGACTTAAGATTTGTTCTTTTTTACTATATTTATTTGGTACTATTATAGAATCACAGCCACATAAACTAGCTAATACATTTAAATAAGAGTTAGTATCATAACAATAAAATCTTTCGCATGAATTAAATAATGAGATTAAATAACTATCACTTTGATTAAATCCAAACTCAATAGCATCTGAACTATGTAATATATTTAAATCATCAATATTATTATGACTTTTTCTATATGTAAAACACTCTTTATAAGGTCTATCTAAATTATAATCTTTAAAATAATCTAATTTAGAATCTGATATATTCAATATTATTTTAGGTTTTATTCCATCATAAAATCCAGAAGAATAATATATCCAATAATCATTATTACCCCAAGTCTGTACTCTATTACCTGTAATATGATGAGTATATAAAATATACCTAACTACCTTTTTCATCATTAGTGGATTTCCATATGTTATTTCTGGATATACTACTATATCATTTTCTAGGTCTATTTCATTTAATTTAAAATAATTATATTTATATCCAGTATTTACATAAAAAGAAACATTATCTTCTATATAAAATCCTGCATTAAATCCTTGCTTTATTAATATATCACATAATTTATGTAAAACAATTACTCCACCTGAAGCTTCTTCAAATGATGGAGAGTATATAACTATTTTCATTATTTTATTTTTATTGTAGGAGTTCCTATATAAATACCAGGTTCAATTATGTTTTTAACAACTCCAGAATTTAAACCTATAGTAACATCATTACAAATAGATATTTTTTCTTTTGTACATGAATTTGTTCCAAAATATACGTAATTTTCTATATTACAATTTCCAGATATTTTAACTCCTGGTGCTGTGGTAAAATAATCACCTATTAAATTATCATGTCCTATTGTTGTTAAAAGATTTAAGTGTGTATGTTTTCCTATTTTAATATTATTTGTAATAATAGATCCTGCACAAATAATACTACCAACACCTATTTCAACATTATCTCCTAATATTTGAACACTTGGATGAATATGTGTAAAATATATAGTTTCTTTAGGTAAATTTTTTACTATTCTACTTCTATCTTTTCCATTACCTATAGCTATTACTAATTCATATTCTAAAGGATTAAATTCACTAAGTGGTTTTATTAGTTTGTTAGAATTAGTATTTATATTCAAATAATTATCTTCTACAAAAAATATTGTATTATCTCTTTCTATTTTAGATAAACTCCAATAAACTTCATTTCCAAACCCACCAGCTCCAACTATTCCTTTTTTCATTGTTTATAAATTTTAAATTTACTAAGATCAGGATATGGTAATTCTAAATCATCATTATGTTTTTTTGTACCATCAGAATTATAAAATTGATTCATTAATAATAATCCTCTAGCTGCTAATTCAGGCATCATATAAAAATTCCAACCCAACATATCAAAATAATCATCATGATATGAACACTCTCTTCTTCCACTATATCTAGCTCTTTTAAACCAAAGATATGCTGTATAATCATCAGTTAATATAGCACCACCTTTTGATAATTTAAAATGTTTATATGGTCCAGTAAATGATATACACATATGGGTTTTTGGAATATACATGTCTGCAGTAAATCTTAAAGCAGAATCCCAAACATTAGTAGGTGATAATTGATAAGCACCTTTAAGAGTATTTCCATTTACAGGATTAAATTTTACTTTTCCGCCGGCATGTATAATTTCACATGGAACAGATGGATAAGTTCTAGATGGTATACTAATTTCTTTATCTTGTATTTTTTCATACATTAAAGATAAAAATAATGCATTACTTTGATTATCAACAGTAATTACATAAGGAGCTCCTGTATAATCAGATAAAGCTTTTTCAAAATCTTCAGTTATTTTATATATTCCATTTGCCATATACTTTATTATTTATTCTAAATATTTAAATTTTTATTAATAATATCTAACATCTCTTTTGGTTTTTCGTGTCCTATAAAATGAATTACTTTTGATTTCATTAAATACTCCATATTTACCCAATAAGGAAAAACATAATATTCTTGTATATTTAATAATTCATAATTAGGACTATTTGCATTCATCAACGAATGAAATGATTGTTCTTGAGTATCTATAATAGTTCTTTCCCAACCAGTTTTTTCTATACCATTTTGATCGTAAATTCCTGAAAAATCAAAACAATCTAATAATAAATTAAAAGTTGATACATTTAAAAATTCATCAAAGATTTTTAAATTCAATCCTTGAAAACCAGCATTAATTCCTATATTAGAATACTTAACTATATTTTGCTGAAATAATTGAGATAAAGATTTTGATAATGATTTATCACAACCAGGATTTGCAGGCTCTGAGATTCCAAATGGGGTTTTAGTGCTTATAAATTTATTTAAATCTGTTAGATTATTACTATTAAATAATACATCATATTCTATATTTAAAACATAATCATAACTAAATACTCTTCTTAAATAATGATTTATTAAGATATGATAAAAATGAATAAAATTAGATATATTAGAAATAAATTCTTTTGTTACATATCCACTAGTTAATAAATAATTATTCATATCATTTTTAGTATACCAATAACACTTATATGGTAAAGAATCTATTTTTTCTGACCATTCATCTTTAAAATCATATTGATCTAATATAATATGAAATTCAAATTCTATTTCAGGAAAATGTTTATTTAATTGATACATTGTATAGTATTCTAATTTTCCTTTTTTGTGCCATAATCTAGCTACAGGTATTTTTATCATAACTTAATATATTCATTTAAATATTCATGTAAACAAACTTTCCAATCTCTCATATAATTTCTATCTAAATCATTTAATGCTTTATTAATAAGTTTTTCAGAGTGAGGTCTAGTAGCAAAATAATCTTTACTAAAATAGTTACTATCTACTTTATTAATTGTTAAATTTAAATTTAAAAAATTATTAATTTCTAAAGCAGTATCATATCTACTAGCTTCTCCAAGACTTACCATATTATATAATCCATATGGTAAATCATTATCAATATGCTTTAAAATAGATTTTGCAAAATCTTTTGTATATGTAGGAACTCCTAATTTATCATCTACCACAAATAATTCTTTAGCTCCATTTTTTATTTGAGTCATTATTTTGTTTACAAATTTTTTATCAAAATTAGGTCCTCCACCCATCATCCAACCTGCTCTAAAAATCCAATATTTTTTATAATCTTGGTTTAACATTAATTCTTCTACATAATATTTACTCTTACCATATGTACTTAGTGGATTTGGTATATCTTCTTCAGTATAATAATCTTTATCATTTCCAAAAATACCAGCAGTACTAATAAAAATATATGGAATATTTCTATCTTTTGCTAAATTAAATAAATTAATTGCTGCAATAGTATTTGTTAAATAACAATCATCTTTATTCTCTTCGCAATACTCTAAATCTACTAAAGCAGCAAAATTTAATATAATATCTGGATTATATTTTTCTACTATTTTTTTACTATTTTTAAAATCTCTAATATCACAAAATTCTATATTATCTTTATCTGTTAAAATAAATGTATTAGTATCAACTAATTGTCTTAGTGTAGTTCCTAACATTCCATTTGCTCCAAATACTAATGCTGTTTTATATTTCATATTGTATTATATAAATTATTTTGTTTTTCTTGTCTATCAATTGTTTTTGGATGATATAAACAATATAAACTTTCTGGAGGGAAAAATGAATATTCTGTAAATCCGGTTAATACCTCATGAACTTTATTTATCCAATTTATACTTGGTATATTTTTTAATATTCTCATTTGATAGTCTGGGAAATTTATCCAACCTTCTTCATTTACTTGCCATTTCCATTTATTTATATGTTCTTGAGTAATACCTTCAACAGTATTAATTCTAGGTAACAATAATACATCAATATTTTCATTTTGTTGCAGTATTTCTGGCAAGTATTGGATAAATTCTTCTTGTATAAATTCATCTGCATCTATCTGAAATATCCAATCTCCTTTACAATTACTCTTTAAATTATTTTTAAAGGAAGCAAAATCTTTATTAAGAGGAAATTCAATATAGTTTCTTGCAATAGTTTTAACTTTAGATGTCGCATTAGAGTCTAATTGGATCACTATTTCGTCTTCTTGACGTATATTATTACGTAATAATTTTAATAGCCTGGTGAGCTCCTGATCTTCATTACAAGCGGTTATAGCATATGATATAAATGGCATAGATTAATTATTTTTCTATATCAAAAAACTTAATATAATCACATGCAGCAAAATAATCTTTATCAAAATTCTTTAAAGATTTTGGATTTGATTTATATTGTTTATCTTTAAATCTAGGATTTGATTTTTCTTCTTTAGTTAATTTTACACTTTTTATTGCGCTCCAATACCAATCATCTTTAGATGTTCCATTTGCAAATACAGTTCCTTTACCCTCAATATTAATTACATGTGGGTACCATACTCTATTTTCTGAATCTATATACTTAAGTTCTTTATATAATTCTGGTAAGGTATCTTCATACTCTTCAAAATTAAACTCCCCTTCTCTCATTAGATCATTTGTATGAAAGCCACAATTAAAGCATACATATGATTTATGAAATTCATTTAAATCAGTTATATAGCAAGATTCAGGAATGCTACATTTTGGGCATGTTGTTAAATTATTAATCATTTAATTGTTCTTTTTTACTTACAGTTGATGTTGTTGTAGGTGTAGCAAAGTTTGGAGAACCAGTAGTACCTGGATTAATTGTATAATATGGATTATTAATAATATCTCTACCAAGCCATGTTGGTTCTTGTGCAACTACCTTTTTGATTTCTTCTGGTAATTTAGTATCATCTACTAAATCTAATTCATTTCTAATTGCTTCCCATGCTTTTGGAGTTAAATTAAAATGATGTGATCCAACAACAACACCTTTTAACCAGATACAAAAGTCTCTACTAGTCATGTTAATTAATTTTTTTAAGTTCAGGTAATTGAATTTTTTTTAATTGAGGAAGTTGAAGGCCTACATGTTTTGGAATTAGATCTAAAGATTTAGATAATAAAGTTTTCATTTGTTCAAAAGAAAAGTTTGTCTTTGAATAATGTGCTTGTCTTTTGGCTAACTCTTCATATTTAGAATATTTATTAAATGTTTCTTCTAAGTAATATTTAGCTTGATTTAAATCAGGACTAAACCATTGAGATTCTGCTAATATCATATTTTGAACTACTGCAGAATGGTGTACATTTTTTAATGTTCCTCCTAATTGACAAGTAAATTCTTTATTTAAAAAATCAATATGGCCTGACCAGCCTGAAACTATGATTGGTTTTTTAGCTAAACTAAATTCAAGTAATGGTCTACCAAATCCTTCTCCTTTAGTTAGATTAAACATAGCTTTTACTTTCTCATGATTATATAGAAGATTAATATCTTTATCATCTAATTCACCATGTAAAAGATATACATTAGGCAAATTACCTTTTACTAAAGATCTAATATGATCTATTTTTTTAATCATTTCATCACGATCCATTATACTAGATCCTGCTCCTGATGTTTTCATGATTAACGCAGGTTTATTCTTTTTATCTTTAAAAGTCTCAAAGAATGTTTTTATCATTAATCCTACATTCTTTCTATCTTCACCTAACTCACCTTGAAGCCAGTGACCTACAAATAAATAACAAAAGTCTTCTTTAATAGAATCTAGTTCTTTTACAAGATCTGTATCTTCTACAGCTTCAGGAGCTATATAAAAATATTTATTTAAATCAACACCTTCAAATAATACACCTATAGGTTTTTCTAATTTAATAACTTGAACAGGATTTCCTTGTTGATCATTTTTTTGAAAAGATGATTGTTCAAATACTTGTTTAGCATGGTTAGATGATACTAAAGTTAGATTCATTCTATTGATACCTTCTATCCAAGTTGGATCACAAATAGTAGTTTCAATTCCTGCAGTTACTCCAATATTATATTTTCCAATTGGTTGAAATTCATTTGGTACAGTTACTTGAATCCATACATCTGGTTGACGTTGTATCTGCCCAGTTTTATTTACTAAAGGTAAAATCCAAGACCACTCATCTTCATTATCTTTTATATATCCCCAAGGGGTAGCTCCCCATCTTTGAGATAAGATACTAATATCCCACTCATCTTTTTTTAGTTCATATAAAGCTTTTATAAAATCTCTTGATCTAGCTCCATATCCTGAATAGGTATCTATTGGAGCACTTATTATGCACAACTGTTTCATATTAATATACTAATGGATGTAAAATTTGTTTTCTTGATAATTTTTCTGTCTTAATTAATTCAAATCTTTTTCTTGGAGTAAATGATTCTAATGTTTGGTTTATAGTATTGATTACATTAATTGACATATTTTTTGCACTCATCATTGATTCATCAGAGGTTACCCACTTTCTTCCATTTAAACCTCTCTTTAATCTTTCATCAGGACCTAATTCATATACCGTTTCTATTGCTGATGCTATGTCTCTAAAATCACATCTATCATCAAAAATATATGGAGTTGGTATTGATCCTACTATACTCATATTTGTTGGAAATATTGGTACTACCCAATCACCATGTTTTTTATAAGTACCAAAATGATTAGAACAAAATTTGTCATTAAAATCTATCCAATTACCATCTTCATTTTCAAACCTCATTTGATCTTGCATTCCTCCAGTAACATTACCAATTATCATTTTACCAGCCATCATAGATTCAGTTAGTGATAATCCCCAACCTTCATTAGAAGATACTAAACATGTTACATCTGATAAGTTATATAATAAATTTACATCATCCGTATTTAATCTAGCTTCAGAAAAATATACTTTTTGATATTCTGGATCACATAATAAATCAGCTACTACTTGTAAGTCTGTACCATTTTCATCAGCCTTTTGTGTATGTAATAATAATGCACACTTTTTAGCTTTGTCTTTACCTATTGCATTACAAAATTGAGAATAAGCAGCGATTAAATCAGAAGTAGATTTTCTTCTAATATTTCTAGCATTATAGAATACAACAAATTCAGGTTTAAAATCACCAAATACTTCTTTTCTTTTCTTCTCTAATTTATCATTATGATCTTTCATAAATTCGGTAATAGGAAAAAATAAATTTTCATTAATACCATGTGGAATGTACTTTAGTATTTTATTAGCAATTTTATCTCCTAATACCATTTTATTAATATTAAGAGTTTGTTTTGATATTGCCATTAAAGTATCACAAGATTCATAATATGATTTATTATATATAGGAGCTGGTAAGTCATCCCAAATATTTAAGTAGATCATAGGAATCTTTTTCCTAATTTCATTTTCCATTTGAAATAACCAAATCCAATATCTAGGATCTGTAAAAAACATTATAGCATCTGGACTTTCCATAGTTATAAGTTGTCTAACTGCATCTGGACTACCATAGCCATTAATAGGATATATAAATACTGATGAATCATTAATACCTAATATTTTATTAGTATCTTCTGAAATATCAAGTCTTTTACCTTGATCGGGATGGTTTATTGCACCTCCTAAATTTACCCAATTAAATACATTAGCTGTACCAACAACTATTTCTCTAGCCATTGTTGAAATACCACTTGTCATTCTGATTTACATTCCCCCTCAAGTTTCCCTGAGGGGGCAAACAATATCGTCACATAGGAGCAGGATTTTCTTCCTGTCTTCTCTCCTAATGTAACGATCTTTTAATAGATCTCCCATATAATTTATTTTATTAATTTTTGTTTACAATTTTCAAAATGATACCTACTCATATTATTTGCAGATCCTTCTTTTCCACAATAATTACAAATTACTATTTTATATCTAGAAATACCATTTATTTTTTTAAGTTTATTAGTTTTTTTAAGACTATCTATCATCTTATCTTTAACTTCTTGTCTCTTCATAGGATTATTATCTCCTAATTTAGATTCAGATATTAACTTAGCTACTTCTGGTCTTTTAGATGGATTTTTATTTCCTGAAATTAATTCACTATATTTATGTTTACGGGTATCATTCCAAGATTTTAATATTAATTTTATAGATTCATCACTGTGTTTTTTACCATACATACCATTATTAGATCCGATAAGTTTATTTCCATTACCATACATACCATTTAAATTACCAGATAAAATTCCTCCTATACCGCCTTCAGATATATTTGTTAAAGTACCTTCATTCACACAAGATCTTCCATATAATTTGATGAATTCAATTTCTTTTTTTCCAGCTTCTTCCCAAGATAATTCATCTAATATTATCTCTATATCATAGGCAGTAGAATTTACTACATTTTGCCAGTATTTATTCCGGTTTTTTTTAGAATAAGCTCTTCTATATAAACCTTTAGAATCATTTCCTATTCCAATATAGAATACTTCATTTTTATCTAATCTAATATGTCTATATAAATAAGCCATTATTTTATTGCTTCTATAATTGATGAACCTGTATAATATGTATTATATTGTTCATGGATAGTTTGTCTAAATTTAGAATCAGTTAAGTACATAAATATAGAACGTTCTACTATATCTTGTAAGTTTATTTTTGTTTTTACTGAAGTTACTTTAAAATCTTCATATAATACATCAGGTATTTTTACCGATGTAATTACTCTTTTTGATTTATTTACCATAATTATTTTATAATAAATATACATAAATATACAAATAAATATGTAAATAAAAAAATATTTTTATGCAGTTCTATTGCATAATTCTGGTTTGTCGTTATATGGACAAAACTTACAAGCTTCTATATTTTTAGGATAAGTTCTTTCAGTATTATATTTAGCATCTTTAGTAAAACATTCTCTAATAAACTGACTTAAATCTTTCATAGCATCTTCTACTTTTTTCTTACCATTTGCTGGAATAAATTCTTGAACTCTATATGTAGGATAATCCGGATTTTGAAATACTTTTCTTTTTACTATAAAAAATTTAACATCTATTCTGTCTTCAGGAATATTCATTACTTTAGAATAAAACCTCTTATAAAAAAGTACTTGATTAATTTTAGTTTGATCTTTTTTCTCATAATCAGACCATCCTTTAGTACTTGTTTTTATATCATAGATTGTATATGTATCTGTATTTTTTTCATGTATAATAAAGTCAATAAACCCATTCATTAACACATTGGGAATATCATGTACTACAGGTTGTAGAATAGGAATTTCTATCCCTACTAAATCAGAAGTACGTCTAGAAAAGTATTTACCTCTATTCTTTTTAAACCAATCTAAAGTAAGTTGACCATCAAATAAAAACTCTTTTAATTCTTCCGGAGTACTAAAATGTTCTTTATTGTTCTCTTCTAAACTTTCTTTATAATTAGCAATTAGTCTTTCTTCTAAAAGTTTATTTAAGTCAATAGCGTCAGCTGCTTTACCAGAAGTTTCATACATAGTTTTTAAGTATGTCTGAATAGTTTCATGCATAGCAGTACCATAAATTAAATAAATTGATGGTTTAAATCTAGATTGTTTTTTAATGTAAGTTAAATGCCACTGATAAGGACATTGTTTATATATAGAGTATTGACTATATGATACTGCTTTTTGATATGCCCAATTTATGTTAATGTTTGGTTTTGGCATTATTGTAATTTTTTACCTCCAATTACTGATCTTATTTTTTGTAAATATAGTATAGCATCCATATGTTCTTCTATGGCAGCTTCTATCCATTGATCTAAAGACCAATCTTCTCTATCTAATGTGACACCATACTTTTCTTTCCCTACTCTTGATCTATCAATAAATTTATCTACAATAAAATCAACAATAGAATCAGCTTTTAAAACAGTTCTTGTATTAGATGCATTAAAATCTATTTTTTGTCCATATATTTCTTTATTACTGCTCATCTTCTGATTTTAATTCTGGTGGATAAAATTCAGCATTTGCATGACCGCATTTAGCACAATAAAATGTACCAATTGGCATAATACCATCTTGAGCATCTCCAGATAAAAATCTGCTTACTTTTCTTAATAATATACCTTGATTAAAAACATCATGGCCACATTCATCACATACAACACCAGTAGTTTTTTTGATGTCAATGTTAAGTTTCATTTGTTGTTTAGGATCCATATTTTAGTTTATTGATTTACAAAAAGCTATTGGAGAAGGATTCGAACCATTCATATGGAGATTCAAAGAGTATTTTATTAATATGAAACGCCAATGACAGATAAAATAATTACTCTTCTATTTCTATATCCATGCCCACGAGACTAGTGGGTGTGTCTGCCTCAGAATAGGAATAATTCCCGAATACTCCTATTCTTATTTCACCATCCAATAGTGTTAATACTAATACACTGATTCGTTATTAGTAGTTTGAGATATATTAGATATTTTTTCTATAGAATCTTTTCTTTCTTTTTTAGAAGTTGATTCTTTATATATCCTAACCCATGTTAGAGTAATATCTATAGTAGCTAAAAAAGGTGCTAATAGTATAACCATAATAGCATCAAGATTTGGATCTACTCCAAAATCTTTGGTAAAATCAGTTGTTCTGTATCTTTTTATTAAATGGTAAAAACAGTAGAATACAGATAAAAGGTATATTGTTAAAATCATAACTAAATATATTTAAATTGACTTAATTAAAAAAATTTATTTTACTAGTGAATCTGCAGCATAAGTCATTACTGGAGAATTACCTTTGTGTCTTACATTATATCCCATACCTGTTACAATACCTACAGCACTTGTTAAGGCTTGATTAGATCTATATTTAGGATCTGGATTTAAATCAATATCAATCCACTTTACAACTACTCCTAATTGATTTTTAATTGATTCTGCAATTTCTACAGAAAACCAAACTTCATTTAATAATCTATTAATATTTTCTTTTTCTCTTATTGTATTAAATCTTGAATATAATACATGAGCTCCTTTACCAGGAATATATAATCCAATTACTATAGCATAAATAGTTTCTCTTTTTCTATTTTGAGAATCACAACCCACTAATATTTCTACATTCTTATGTTGAGAAATATATTGTTTAATATAATTGATTAGATCAATCTGATTATGTGATGCTAATGTTTTAAATATCTTTTCCATATTTTTTGGGTTTTAAAAAAAATAATATACTGAGATGATCAAGATGGGTTTTTCAGGACACTCTGAAAAGTACTGACTCATTTATGTTTATTACTTGTTAGTAATATCCTCTATTTCAGTTTTGAGGCATTTTTCTGATAAAGTAATCCTAAGATTAATTTACCTGTTCTTGGATTGTAGTTGAAGCCAATTACGGCGATTTTTACATTTTACGAAGTACCCCATACTTTTACTACAGTATATTATTTTATTTTTTAACTAATTAATAAAGTTTATCAGGAATCTGGCTAGACTGCTTCACACACCATAATAGAGTTACTAAGTGTGTACCCTTGCGTAACTACTCTCCTAGCTACTTTATCTACGCATCTTATTAGTTATTTTTAAATCAAAGATCTTTTATTTATAAATATATAAGGCTGTTGCATTAACATTTAATCCTCGCAATTAGGAACCTAATACACTATATTTCTATTGCTTCTATTGCTTTAATTAAGGCTTTAGGATCAATTTCTACTTTCTTTATTAGTTCGTAAATATCTGATGAATATCCATAGATACCATATACTTTACTTCCTGGTTTAAACATAGTAGTTCCATATCCACAAATATCAACTGAATAAATATGGATGTTTTTATATTGTGATCTTTCAAGAATATCTTTACCTTGCATATCTGATATTACAAATACACGATCGTAATTACTCCCTAATCTTTTAAAGATAGTACTAAATTCAGTACCAAATCCTACTCTACCTTGATTAGCTAAGAATTGATTTTTTAAGGTATTAACAGAATCAAGTGGATTAAACTTAATTTGTTCAGTTGAGTTTGCAAAATGATAAACATCTGCATTAATACCTTTAGCTAAAGTAGCGGCAATTAAAGCGGCTTTTGCAATTGCTTGCTCAGAACCAGCATTTTTATTAGCTAATTTAATTAAAGAAGACATTGAACCTGAACTATCAAATACAACAGCAGTTCTTCCATGAGGAAATAATTCTGTTAAGTTTGGAATAGCTAATTCATAAGCTGTATTTAAAGCATTTATGAATGGTCTAGCTTTGCTTGCTCCAAATTCATCTAAC